GTTATGATCAGACACTCGGGGACATAGATAGATATATGTCGTTTTTAACAGTATTAGACTCGATATTTGAAATGGATCGTGGTTTCCTGATGACGACACTCGAGGAATCTGCCAAATTCAATTATCACCATATTCGAAGTGAAGAGTTTTTTTCTCGAGTAAAAAAAATTAACAACGAATCTTTGGAAAACTTCATGCGGTATTATTGATTGATATGCAGTGATAAATAATACAACACGGAGTTTCCTACATGGCCTTAGAAACACAATCCAGCACAGACACCCTAAAACAAGAATTATTTGACTATGTGAGCCTGCAACTGGGCGCACAGATCATTGATCTTGAGCTGGATGCCGAACACTATGAAGCCGCTTATCAGAGAACCATTGGAGTTTACAGACAACGGGCACAAAATGCCTACGAAGAAAGCTACAGCTTTTTGGAGCTTGTGACCAATGTCAACATCTACGACTTGCCACAAGAAGTAATCACTGTGCGACAAATATTCCGCAGGACTTTCGGCGATAGCACAGGACCATTTGCGTCAAACTTTGACCCATTCAGCCAGGCGTCATTGAACGTGTATCTCATGAATTTCAACGTGGCCGGCGGCCTGGCCACCTATGACTTCTACAGCCAGTATGTGGAACAGGCTGGTAAAATGTTTGGTGCCTACATGAACTATACCTGGAACCCTGTGACCAAGAAACTGCAATTGATCCGTGATCCCAAAGGCACCGGAGAAAATGTGTTGTTATGGACCTACAACCTCAAACCTGAATTCAATCTGCTGAGAGATTATCAAATCCAACAATGGATCCGCGACTACATGTTGGCTGCCTGCAAGATGATCATTGGTGAAGCTAGAGAAAAGTTTGGACAGTATGCTGGTCCGCAAGGTGGCAGCCAACTCAACGGAACTGCCATGAAAAGCGAAGCACAGGCCCAGATGGATGGCCTGATTGAAGGTCTTAAAAACTACGTAGATGGCAGTCAGCCCATAACCTGGGTCATAGGTTAACAATCATAGACTAATACCAAAATACATGCTATAATCATGGCATGAGCACCAGTTTGATGATCGACATAGAAGGCCTGGCCACTGGACCAGATGCCACCATTTTGACCATAGCAGCCCAGAGCTTCGATCCCTTTGGCTCCGGCTACTATGATCGTTGTTACTATGCTCGTGTCACACTAGAGAGTCAAGAAAATCGAGCCATTGAACAAGGCACGCTGGATTGGTGGTCAACTCAGCGCGAAGCACAGGCAGAAGCCTTCATGGAAGAAGGGCGTGTGCCGTTGGATCAAGCCCTGGACAGCCTGTACAAATTGGCCTGGCAACACAAGTTTATATTCGCAAACGGACCCACCTATGACATGAACATCCTAGAACATGCCTACAAGAGCTACAGCAAAGCCTTGCCTTGGCAGTTTTACAATGTGCGTGATGCTAGAACAATCTACAGCCTGTGGCCTGAGCTACCCCGTCCTGCTACTAGTCATCATGCTCTTGAAGACTGCCGCAGGCAAATCGACATGTTGCAGGCCACACTACGACATTTAAACGTAAAGGAGATGAGATGATCATTGGCGTATGCGGACTTATTGGTGCTGGCAAAGATACCATTGCAGACTATCTTGTCAACATACATCAGTTTCGCAGAGAAAGTTTTGCCAACACCCTAAAGGATGCTGTAAGCTCAGTATTTGGCTGGGATCGTGAACTGCTGGAAGGACGCACCCGACACAGCAGAGAGTGGCGCGAACAAGTAGATCCGTGGTGGGCCGAACGCCTGGGCATGCCTGATCTTACCCCACGCTGGGTACTGCAATACTGGGGCACCGAAGTAGTGCGCAGAGGGTTTCACGATGACACCTGGATTGCCAGCTTGGAAAATCGCCTGCGTAAAACCACCGACGATGTGGTTATTTCAGATTGCAGATTTCCCAACGAAATAGCAGCCATAAAACGTGCAGGTGGTGTGGTAATCCGTGTGCATCGCAACCCAGATCCTGAATGGTATAATTTTGCTGAAACAGTAAATCGTGGGCCCGAGCGCAATCTAGAATGGAGCTGGGCCAAAACTCAGTTGGAAAAGTTTGATATTCATGCCAGTGAAACTGCCTGGATTGGCACAGAATTTGATGCTGTTGTAGACAACAATTCAAGCATGGATCACTTGTACAGTCAGCTCACAAGTCTGGTTCAAGATCTCCAGGCCTCCAGACCGAGTCCGACCTGTTGATTTCTACCACACAATTCTGACAAACAGTTCTGAGATTTCTCAACATGCTGTTGTTGAGATTTCCATCCACGTGAAATACCATGAGCTGGGCTGAATACTTGGCACGAAATCCACAGCGATCACACTGGGATTTTTTCTTGTAGCCTGACAATTTCCAACGCGGATCCGGCGGTCTTTTTTTCTTGGATTTATTCAAACACACCGAGCACTTGCTGCGATAATATATCCTATCGTATTTGTGATAGGCAACAGAACGTGGTCTTTGGCGGCAATCTGGACATATAGGTCTATTCATGGTCATATTTAGTCTGCGGACCTATATATAGGCGCCAACAACTGCTGGTTTTTTTGGTTTCGTCGATAAATATCTTTAATTAATAAAAAGGAATTAGTCATGGCCTTACTATCCCCAGGTGTACAAGTCAGTGTAATTGACCAAAGCAATTACACGCCCGCTGCTGCCGGCTCAACCCCGTTCATGCTTTTGGTCACTGCCGAGAACAAGATATCCGGCGCTGGCACTGGTATAGCTCCCGGAACCCTGGCTGCAAATGCCAACAAACTTTACCTAATGACCAGCCAGCGAGATTTGCTCAGCACGTTTGGTGTACCATTTTTCTACAACACCACAGCTGGAACACCCATCAACGGTTACGAGTTAAACGAATACGGTTTATTGGCTGCTTATTCAGCCCTGGGTGTGACCAATCTAGCCTATGTCATGCGAGCCGACATTGACTTAGCAGCCCTCACAGCCACGCTGAATCGCCCTGTGGGTGCCCCAGCCAATGGATCCTATTGGTTTGACACCACCAACAGCACATTTGGTATCAAGGAATGGAATCAGACCACTTCGGCATTTACCAACAAAATTCCCTCAGTGATCACTGACACTGTGTTTTTAGAAACACTCAGCACAGTACCTTTGGCCAGTTATGGCAGCATTGGTGATTATGCTGTGACTGCAACCAACATAAGCAATCCCATGTACTACAAACGTGGTGGTCCTACAACAGTTAGCGGTTTTAATCAAGCACCTGGGTGGTTACAAGACGGCGCCAGCGCCCAAGACTTGTACAACACTTGGGTACTTGTAGGCAGCGACGAATGGAAAACAGCTTGGCCAACCATACAAGGGACTCTGGCTCCAACCAGTCTGACTGAGGGCAACAGTTTTGCCATCAATGACATCACAATCACAGTTCCTGCTAGTCCCAACAACACAGTAACAAATTTGGTCACTCAGATCAATGCCCTCAGCAATAGCACTATTCCGGGCGTTTATGCTGCCAACATCGGCGGAAAACTCACACTGTATGCAGACAGCACAGCTACCAACGACGGCAGCACAGAAGGTGAAGGTGTCATAGCCATCAACAACATCAGTGGTACACCTTTGGCCACTTTGGGCATCACAGCCGGTCAATATGCTGCTCCTGCTTACTTTACTGGTCCGAACTATTCTGCACCAAGATGGCGCACCACAGACACACAACCAGAACCCACCGGTAGTGTGTTCCAACAGACCAATGCTGTCAATCAAGGCATGCTGATACAGGTCAAACGCTACAACGCCACTCTAGGAGTGTTTGTGTTGCAGGCTTGTGCTGTTTATAATAATGATGCCGATGCAATTTATGCTCTGGATCCAATCAACGGTGGACAAAGTATTCCTGCTGGAACCACTTACGCACGGATGAATCCCTTCAACAACGACACCGGCGCTTTCCAGATCCTTGAAAGATTGGCCACTGGTGCTACGGTAGTCACTGGCGCAACTGCCAATCCTGTGTTTGTGACCAACTCTACATTTAGTCTACAAGCTACTCAGCCGGAAACAGCCACAGTGGCTGCCGCTGTCATAGTAACTATACTGGGGACAACCGTCGCGGATTTTGAGGCCGCTGTTAGTGCTGCCAATGTGCCCAACGTCAGTGCCACTGTCAACGATGCAGGACAGATTGTGTTCACCCATGCCACAGGCGGCGACATTTATGTAGATGACGGAACCAATTCTCCCCTGGCTGATGCAGGATTTACTACCAGTGTTACAGGCGTAAGAGCTTACTACGTCAATGGAGTAGCCACTGGTTTAATTTTTAGTAACTGGGTAGGAACTCCAACATTTACCTATACAGCTTCCGCCAGTCAACCCAATATTGATCCAGCCAACGGCACCTACTGGTACTACAGTGATGCCACCACAGTAGACATCATGATCCAGAACAATGGAATATGGAACGGTTATCAAAACGTGACCAACGATGTGCGTGGATTTAACCTCAGTCTTACCAATGCAACTGGTCCTATTTTCAGTACCACAGCACCCACCACGCAGACCGACGAATCCGAAAGTCCCTTGGTGCTTGGTGACCTTTGGATCGACACCAGTGATTTAGAAAATTACCCTCTGATCAATCGGTGGGAAACGGTAGATGGTGAAGATCAATGGGTACGAATCAACAACACAGATCAAACCACTATCGATGGTGTGTTGTTTGCTGATGCCCGTTGGGCACCCAATGGTACAACCAATCCCATCACAGATCCTATTCCGCCCATAGCCACTGGCAGCACACCATTGATTACCAGCAACTATGTGGATCTTGACGCACCTGATCCTGAGCTATATCCAGAAGGCATCTTGTTGTTCAACACACGTAGAAGTGGATTCAACGTCAAGTCATTTGCAGTCAATTATTTCAATGCTCAAGACTATCCACCTCCTTTGGTACTGCCCAGCCAAACAGATACCTGGGTCACAGCTTCAGCCAATCGCAACGATGGTAGTCCCAACATGGGCCGCCATGCACAACGCTATCTCATAGTGCAGGCACTGAGAGTGGCCATTGATACCAGCACACAACTGCGTGAAAACCAAGCACAGTTCAATTTGATCACTTGTGTACAGTATCCAGAATTGGCACCCAACATGGTGGTACTCAACAATGATCGTGGCGAAACTGCGTTTAGCTTGGTGGATACTCCATTGCGACTGACTCCACAAGAAATCGTTACCTGGGCCACCAACAACAACGGTCTTGGCCTCAGCGCCGGAGACGGAAACTTGGCTGGTGGTGATGCTTATGCAGCAAGTTTCTATCCCAGCTGTACCACCACAGACCTCACAGGAAACGTAGTGGTCACAGCACCAAGTCACATGATGTTGCGTACTATTATACGCAGTGACGCCGTGGCATTCCCGTGGTTTGCCCCAGCTGGCCTGCGCCGTGGTGTGGTAGACAATGCGTTACAAATTGGCTATCTACAAGCCCAGACCGGTGAATTTGAACCCTTGGGTGTAAATCAAGGCCTGCGTGATGTGTTGTACAGCAACAATGTCAATCCAATCACATTTATTCCTGGCACAGGTATTACCAACTTTGGTAACCATACCTTGCAAGGCACGGCCACAGCGCTGGATCGTATCAATGTGGCACGTTTGGTGGCGTTCATACGCGGTCGTCTTGAAATCATTGGCAACCAATACTTGTTTGAACCAAACGACACCATCACTAGAGCTGCAATTACCAACCAGATCACAGCACTCATGGTTGACCTGGTCAACAAGCGTGGCTTGTATGATTACTTGGTGGTGTGCGACCTGACCAACAACACTCCGGCTACCATAGATGCCAATGAACTGTATGTGGACATAGCCATCGAACCAGTCAAGGCAGTGGAGTTTATCTACATACCAATGCGTATTCAGAACACAGGAACCATTGCGGCACAGGCGGCAGCGTAGAGCACACAGGCAAATTTCACCATGAATTTGCCTGGCTTGCATGCCATAAATAAACACATACTAGGATGATACCCAAATGACAACAGCCTCACTTACCAAACTAACAGTACCACTGGCCAGCGATCAAAGCACATCGGCACAAGGTTTGCTGATGCCAAAGCTCAAGTTTCGCTTTCGCGTTACTTTTTTGAATCTAGGTGTGACCCAGCCCACAACAGAATTGACCAAGCAGGTCATGGATTTTACACGTCCACAGGTTACATTTGACAACATCGATCTGCCGATCTACAACAGCACAATCCGTTTGGCCGGCAAGCACAGTTGGTCAGATATTACTTGTCAGGTTCGTGATGATGCCGGTGGCAATGTCAGCCGCTTGGTAGGTGAGCAACTGCAGAAACAGTTGGATTTCTTGGAACAAAGCAGTGCTGCTTCAGGCATTGACTACAAGTTTACCACGGTGTTTGAAGTGTTAGACGGTGGCAACGGTGCCAATGCTCCTATTGCTCTTGAAACCTGGACTATCTTGGGTTGCTATCTACAAGGTGTCAACTACAACGATGCCAACTACGGTTCGGGCACAGAACCCATGACAGTGAGCATGACCATACGCTACGACAACGCCTTGCAGACCTTGACAGGTGCTGATGTGGGTGTTGGTGCGTCAATTCCGTTGACAGTCAACAACGTAGCCACAGGCTAACAGTCTATGGCGTTTGGCCAAGACACTCTCCAACCGTTTCCTCCTGGCGAAGGCGTTCGCGATTATCGCCATGCGGAAAAAACTTTCAGAGCCGGTGGCTACGATCTTGCACCTCGCAACAAGTTTTTATTTTATGTTTATTTCAACTTAAACACCAACATACCAGCAGTGGCCAACTTAATTTCTGGCGGCAAAAGCAGTACCATTGGACTCACGGTCAAAACAGCACAATTACCCGGCTACACTATTGATGTACAGACCATGAATCAGTACAATCGCAAACGCTTGGTACAGACCAAGATCAACTACAATCCTGCTCAAATCGTATTCAACGATGATCACAGTGATCTAGTACGCAACATGTGGTATCAGTACTATCAGTACTACTACAGCGATCCGGTCTACAAGTACGGCAACACGCCCAATCAGTCAGGAACCCTGGGAGAAATCAGTAGCTTGCTCAGTGGATTCAGTTACAACAGCAACGACACCTATTCAGCCAGCAGACCTGTGCAAAAATGGGGCCTCAATGGACAAGGCTATGCCAATCCCAGTTTACAGAGTCTGGCCAGCAGTTTGTTAACTGGTCCAGCCAGTGGACAAGAACCTTTCTTCAGAGACATCACCATCTACGGCATGAGCCAAAAAACCTATGCACAGTATACCATGATCAATCCCTTGATCACTGACTGGACTCATGACACCTATGACTATGGTCAAGGCAACGGCATCATGACTCATACCATGAGCATACGCTATGAAAATGTCAAGTACTATTCAGGTGCAGTGGGCGGCGCACAACCCAGTGATCCGGTCACAGGATTTGCTGATCCTTCGCACTATGATGTGGCGCCAAGCCCAATTGCGGTGCCTGGCAGCACTGCCACAGTGGAAAGTCAAGGCTCCATACGACCCAGCCCCAATGGCAGCAAACAGGATCTCCAAAGCCTGGCCCAGGGACAAAACACCCTGCAGAATATTATTGGTGCTGTAGGGCAAGGACTGGTACCCACAGCTGCCAGTTTCCTAAACGGTCAATTGGCCGGTTCCGGTGCCTTGGGAGCTGCCTTGGTCACTGGCCTGGGTGTGGCAGCTGGCATTGGTGTGCCAGGCAGTATCGGTCAAGTGCCCAATGGAACTGGCGGCATGAACTTCCCCACACCGGCCGGTGTGGATGCTGCTACCAAACTTAGAAATCTCATCAGCGGAGGTTGATCATGGCGTCAGTAAATGCTATCAATACCAAGACTGATCTCACAGTTCAAATCTTTGACAGGTTTTACGGTTATGAACAACAGGTACCTGCAGACCAGTATGATGCAGTGAACAGTTACTTTAGATCGGTTTTTGATTCCATCGAAGCCGCGGGAAATTTCACAGTCAGTGTGTTCCGCGTCAGTAACCAAACTGGTATTCCTGTGATGAACCTGTTGCAACAGTTCCAAGGCCAGAGTGCTCCGCAGATAAATCTTACCTTGGCCTATTATCTCAATGGTATACGCAGCTCCAGCACCTTGCTGGGTATCAATGTACCAACTCAACCCAACTTCTACGTAGCCAGAAACATCAGGATCTAGATCATGCCCAATTTCCGTCAAGGCATCTACACCGTGAGAAATCCTGGCAAGTATGTGGGCAAAGGCACACCCAGATACAGAAGTGGTTGGGAAATGACCTTCATGATGTTTCTTGACAGCAACGACAACATCGTGCAATGGGCCAGTGAAAGCATTACCATACCCTACAGAAATCCCATCACAGGAAAACAGAGCATGTATGTGCCAGATTTTTTTGTGACTTACCGCGGACGTGACAACACCACACGTGCCGAACTGATAGAAATCAAACCCAAAAAACAAAGCCTGATTGAAAGCCGGATGACGGATCGAGATCGTGCTATAGTAGCAGTGAACTATGCCAAATGGGATGCAGCTACCAAATGGGCACGGCGCAATGGGCTCACATTCCGTGTGATCAACGAAGACCAAATATTCCATCAAGGCAGCAAACGGACCGGTAAATAGGTCATGACCCGTAAACTGGAAGAACTTTTTGACTTTCCGCCCAGTGGTAGCGAAAGTGAGCCCACTGAATCCACTATCACCACTGAACAAACACGTAGCCAGTTGGCGCAGATAGACGCCACCATAGACAAGATTGATGCAGCCTTGCCCACGGTGCGTGATCTTGAAACCGGAGATCGTGAACTGGATGACCTGGCCAGCAAGGCACAAGAAACCTTTGATGATTTGATGGATCTGGGCATGCAGGTAGACAGCCGTTATGCCAGTGAAATATTTGCTGTGGCTGGAACCATGCTGGGCCATGCGCTCACAGCCAAGACAGCCAAGCTGAACAAGAAGCTGAAAATGGTAGATCTACAGTTGAAAAAGATGAAAATGGATCAGGACCAGGCCAGCAAGGGTGGTGATCAAGCCGTGGAAACAGCACACGGACAAGTGCTGAGTCGCAATGATTTGTTGGAACGACTCATGGGCACAAGAGACCAAAACAATAACAAAGCATAAATATCGTATAGGGATACAAATATGAAAAATTTTCAAGAATACCTGGCCGAAAGCCAAAGAACCTACAACTATCGCGTGAAAATCGTGGGCGATGTTGAGCCCGGAATGATCAAGGCACTGGAAGAAAAGCTCAAACAGTTTGACCCAGTTAAAATTGGCAGTGTGAAAAAAACACCCATACAGCTCAAGCCTGCAGACTTTCCTGCACATGCCAATGAAAGCGTCAGCTCCATGGATTGTGAATTCCGTTATCCAGCCATTGAGCCACAGATCCAACAGATCGCCCAGTTGCTAGGACTTGATCCCAATCGTATCCGTTTGTTGACCACGCCCTATGAAGAAAGTGTAGATGTGGAACGTGAGCGTGTGGAAGAAGAAAACAAAGACCTGCTCACAGACACTGACTATCCGGCTCCCAACGCAGAACAAAAAGCACTCAGCAAAGATTACTCGGCACCATACGACGAGCATGCTGTGTTGAAGAATGCCTACCGCAGTGACTTCACAGTGGCCGGCGGCAAGACACCGCCTGCCAAGACCACAAATGATTTGCCAATGGGAACGTCAAGCCCAATGACCAAAGTAAAACGCCCACCACGCCCTGCCACTGGTGCCAACCCAAGAGGATAACAGCATGACATTTTTTTACGACCTAAACAAGAAGTTGGCTGACCTGGCCAAGAAACAAGATCTAACTGAAAGTGCTCAGCCAGTGGCTGAACGTAGCACTGGAGACTATTCAGCCAAAAAGGCTGCGGCAGGCAAAGACATTGGCAAGCCAGGAAAAATGTTTAGCAAGATTGCCAAATCAGCCGGCAAGCGTTATGGCAGCAAAGAAAGTGGCGAGAAAGTGGCCGGCGCTGTGTTGGCCAAACTGCGTGCCAAAGAAAGTGTAGAAGAAAGCGACATGGATGAGAGTGCTCTCCAAGCATATCTTGGCAAGAAGAAATATGGCGAGACTGGTATGAAAGCCCTACAAAAGGCCGGCCGTGAAGGTGCCAGCAAAGAGACCATGGCACGGATTCGTGCCAAGCATGACAAGATGGATGAAGAAATGGCCGACGAAGGCAACGCATTCACAGCCAAGCTCAAGAGTACACCCAAGGGTGGCGAGTTTGAACTGGACGGCAAAAAATACCGAGACACCAGCAACATCGAAGAAAAGAAAGAAACCAAAAAATCACGCAGTGCTGGCACAGCATTTGATCCTGAAGTGGCCAAATCAATGTTTGCCACCAAGGACAAACATCCAAGATATGATGTCAAAGACACAGGCTACAGCAAGCGTTACACAAGAAAAGAAGAACCTGAAGAAAAAGACGACGCAGAAGTTAGTGACCAACCCAAGAAGAAAGGTCGCCCAAAAGGTCCTGAGAAAGGTCCTGAGCGTGTGACCAAAGGCAGCCACAAGTATAAAATGGTCAATGGCAAGCGTGTTAAGAAAGAAAAGACCGACGAAGATCTTGACACTGATGGCGTCATGATGACACGTCCATCAAATATGAGCAGTGAAGGCATTGAAAGCATTGCCTTGGTAGACAAAGGTGAATATGACCGCGAAGGCGACATGGCCAAGGAACAGTTGCACACCATCAAACTGGCTGCACGAGAATTGGCCAGCATACTCAGCGATGATGAGAACCTGCCAGAGTGGGTTCAAAGCAAGATCACCAAGGCCATGGACTACATTGACACAGCACGTGACTACATGATAGCAACTAAGGCCGATGGTGACATGCGACCCGTGGCAGAAAAAGCCGTCAGTCAAGCACAGCGCAGAGCCGCTGGCATAGCACATGCCGCTCAAAAGGGTGAGATTCCCAAAAGCGAGTTGCGTGGTGCTAGTAAAGAAATGGCCCGGATGCCCAAAGGTGAACTACGCAAGTTTGCCGCAACCAAAGAAAAAGGTCTGCCAAAGAAAGTCAAAGAAGCCGGCAAACCTGACTTCCTGGATCTTGACAAAGATGGTAATAAAGCAGAACCCATGAAACAGGCAGCAAAACAAGCCAAAAGCAAGACGAAAGATGAAGTGGAAGAAACAACCGTAGCCGGATCAGTGGCCACAGCACCCACTGGTGGTAAAGGCAAAGGTGGCATGCAGTTTGGCAAAGGTGTGTATGAAAGCATGGACTCCAAGTTCCGTCAAGCACTCACAGAAGGCATGAACATTAGTGTGAACATGAACACTGGACCAGATGGTCAGCCCAGCAAGAATATCACAGTCAGTGCCGACGGCGACGATGCCGAAGCCTTGGCCATGTTGTTGAAAATGGCCGGCATGGGCACCAGCCATGACAGTGCCCAGGCCGTGGATGAAAACTCACCGGACTATCCAACCAACACAGAAACGTCGGACGATGCCTTCCAGTACTCGGGTGGACTCAATGGTCCCAAGAGCACAGGGCAAACAACTGTTCCTGTGATAGCCAGCCAACTGCGTAGACAAGTCAGCATGGAAGAGAGTGTGGAGCTTGAGCGCGATTTGTTTAGACTTTATCAAAACTACAAAGCCCAATGAAAACCTTAAAAGACTATCTCGCGGAAAGCGAACAATGGATGAACACACCTGTTGCAGGTGATGTCTTTGCGTTTGAACTGCCTGATGAAGTCTTGTGTGAAACCTACATCATTGAAGTGGCCGACGATTGTATTCTGCTAGATTCTACACCAGAAATCAACGCCGCTTTGAGTGAATGGGCCACTCTTGAAGACACCGATGAAGGTGATTCAGGTGTGATCATGGAAACCATGGGCTACGGCACCTTGGTTGGTGAAGGCTCCATGAAGCGCGAAATGATGCAGAATGCAGACAGCATGAGCCTGGAGCAGTTCAAAGACCGCTACGGTGACGAAGACTGGATAGAAGAATTTTGGCGTGTGGCCACAGGCGAGACAGAGCAGTTGAAAGACGATCAAGATGCCGCCGTGGTAGCAGGCAAAGAAGCCGCCATTGATGCTGCACAACAACTGGGCATGGACGAAGCCGAATACCAAGGTCGTAAAGTTGCCCTGGGCAAACCCATGGCAGGTGATGTCAAAAAATTCAAGGTCTATGTCCGAGATCCCAAGACAGGCAATGTAAAGAAAGTGAACTTTGGTCATGGTGGCACCAGTGCCAAACGTGCTGGACAGAAAACAATGCGCATCAAAAAATCAAATCCTGCACGTAGAAAAAGTTTCCGGGCCCGTCACAACTGTGCCAACCCAGGTCCAAGAACAAAAGCACGCTATTGGTCGTGCCGCAAATGGTAATCAAGGAAAACAAAAATGGCTGCAAACGTATACACCACACTAGCTAACACAACTGTTTACACAGACAAACTACAGATTGCCACGGCAGCCAATGCAGTGACTTATCAGGTCTATGCCACAGCCTTGGGCACTGCCGCAGCAGCTGGAAATATCTATTCAGCTCCAATTTCAATACCAGCCAACACTGTGTTTGAAGTTTATTCAGGAGCTGGCAACAAGGTCACTGTGACTGGCACACCATTTACAGCCTTGGAACTAGGCACAGCAAGCTCAGCACAAGAAGGCGTCATCGGCGGAGGTGCCTGACCTTGCGTGCCCGAGAATTTGTCGCCGAGGCCAAAACTGGCAAAATTGGCCGACGCAGAAGCCAGGCCACAGTTGGCCTTAACAAGTTTAGAGATGTAGATCTAGCTGATAGATATTACGAACTCAATAGAGTGATGATGGCCGCGGCCAGCACCGACGGTAAGTTTGTTCCAGATACAGATCATGAATCATGGTCAGGACGTTACAATGTGGCCATGCCCTACACTGACGTTGAACAAGCCATGTTGGAAAAAGCATTTCAGGCTGTGGGATCTGACTACCAAGATCTCAATCGGGGTGATTTAAAAAGCCGAGAATTAGAGTCAACAAACAAACGCAGTCCTGTCACAGGATTCCGGGGATATCCCAGATGAGAGCCCGAGAGTTTGTCACAGAAAGCCGTGCAAAGTTGCCACCAGAGGCAGCCGGCCCCATGCATGATACCTACATGTTACCTGGACTCAGAAACAACGACGCATATCGTAGCTATAGATTTGGTGTGGCCATGGCGCGAGCCCGAGCTGATCTAGGTGGGGCTGGAAAAGATCTACCCAAGTGGAACACCGAAAGTGCCATGGGCATGTATGGAATCATTGCTGGTTTTGACGAAAATGTAGATCCGGTGATTGATCTTGCACTGAAAATGACCGACATCAAAGGTGGTAAAATAGCTGTCAGCACAGACGACAGTGAAGAACCTGCCTATGTTGATAGCACCAGTCCTATACGACCCTTCCGAGGATACCCCAGATAATGGCCAATCCGCCACCACCATATGATGACATCACCGGCATAAGCCGTGCTGTAATGAAAGACAATGCACAAGTAACATTGGAAAATTACAATGGCAATGCTCGCCCCGGCGAGTTAGTTGCAAATTTAACAGTGGATCCTCCAGCTTTGTTTATAGGAAATAATGCTGGTCAGCTCACTAGCATTTTTTCCGGCGCCGCCCAAACCTTTGGTTCTTGGTACAGCAACGTCACCCAGACAATCACAGCCAACACTGTTAGTAATATATCCGTAAACAACTCCTGGTATGAACAAGGAGTCACAGCCGCAGGCAATGTATGGACAATCACTGAAGCAGGAACCTATAACATACAAGTCAGTTATCAGTTTACCAAGACCGACGGCGGCACAGATTTTGCCGAATCCTGGTTGGCCAAAAATGGCAACAATGTTGCCAACACCAATACTCGAATACGTCTAACAGGTGCCAATGATTATGTGATATTTGCTCTTAATTTTTTAGAAGATTTTGATGCAGGTGACACCTTCCAGTTGAGATGGTACAGCCTTGATGCTAACATACGACTGTTGGCCATAGCCGCTCCCACAAATCCTGATAGGCCTGCAATCCCGTCCGCAATCGTAACCTGTGTGCCAGTGGGGGTTTAACACTAAATGGATATCTATATGAAAAAACTTCTACTTACTCTTTTACTGATTCCATGCTTGGCCCTGGCACAAAAAACACCCAAAGGTGTGACCTATGACGCACAGATCATCAGAGTGAGTGACGGCGATACTATTGTAATTGCTGCACCGTTCTTACCTGCTCCACTCAAGCCTGAACTGGCAGTGCGTGTGTTTGGAGTAGACACTCCAGAAAAAGGACACAGAGCCCAATGCCCTAGTGAAGCACAACGTGGTGAACAGGCAAGCGAATTTACCAAGAACGCTGTGAAGTCAACCAAAAAACACCAGGTCATATTGTATAGTTGGGACAAGTTTGGCGGCCGTGTGTTGGGTGACATGATCCTGGACGGTGTTAGCCTACGTAGTGAGCTGATCCGCAACGGCTTTGCTAGAGAATACTACGGCGATGCCAAGCAGTCGTGGTGCAACTAATTGTGCGATTCTCAGAGTTTGGCAAAGGTGTTTATGGTCCTTCTAAACTTAAACCTTTAGCCGGCAGTAACATATCTAAAACAGGCACACACGTGGCCCGTTTCCAACGTAAAAAACGCATCCAACCCGGCACTGAACCATGGTTTCGACTGTGGTTCGCCAAACCTGGCCTCACTGGCGAAAACCCCTATAAGTAGTTCATGAATGATTTTTACTGTGCAGCTCCCTGGCGCGGCCTACATATCAATCCCAGAGGTGATGTCAAAACCTGCTGTGCCGGTGATCCCAACATGTTGGGCAATCTCAATGAGCACTCCATTGAACAGATCCTGCATGGTCCTGTCATGCAACAAATACGCCAAACTCTGCGGCAAGGCCGCCCGCATGATCGCTACTGCTACAACTGTGTGCAGGCCGAACGCTATGGTCGCAGTGAGCGAGATTGGCACAACAACGTAAATCCAGATTTTGATTCCAGCCAGGCCCGGGATCTTGAACACTGTCCTGTGCTGATAGATCTGCGTTGGAACACCACCTGCAATCTCAGTTGCAACTACTGCGGTGACAAGTGTAGTAGCAAGTGGGCCGCACTCAAAGGCACCGCAGTGAAGTCTGGAGCTAAGCCTTATCTTGATCAGGTATGCGAGTATCTGCGACAACATCAACATCACATAAAGGAAGTGGCCTTGGTCGGTGGTGAACCCTTGTTGTTGCCAGAAAATGAACGGATCTTGGACGTGGTGCCCGCAGACTGCACCATAACTCTGATCACTAATCTCAGTGTGGATTTTCAACGCAATGCCATCGTGGCCAAATTGCTCCAGCGTGATCGTGTGGGCTGGAGCATGAGCTTTGACAACATTGGCCCAAGATTTGAATATGTGCGGCATGGCGCTAGTTGGGCCTTGTTGCAGACTAACTTGTCTCGGGTCCAGGCACAATTTGGCCGTGGACACTGGGGCGGCGTCCATGCTGTGTACAACATGTACAATGCCACGCGATTGGAAGAGTTTGTGGCCTGGGCCAAATCACAAGCACTGGAAACACACTGGCAAAGCCTGTATCAACCTGCATGCCTTGATCCGCTGAAACATCAACCAGCCATACGAGATTTGGCACAACAGCAACTGGCAATGGTTTTGGCCAGAAGTGATCTCACAGTCAGCGAACGAAGATTCTTTCTACAGGCTCAGGCAAACTTTCTAACTGCGCCCGACAGCGACATGTCTCTGGAACTGAAAAATCACATCCAAGAAATCGAATCTCAATATCACACCGACCAAACCGGAAAGTTTCATGAACTTTGGCCCGAAATAAGTATGTTGCTATGAGTCAAGACGCCGCTACCCTGGTCAAAGCACCGTATAGACGACAGAGTTGGACTGACCAACAACTGGCAGAATTTATGGCCTGTGCAGATCCTGACACAGGACCGCAGTATTTCATGGACAACTTTTTCCACATACAACATCCCACACGAGGTAAGATGCTGTATCATCCCTTTGACTATCAAAAGCGGCTGATAGATACCTATCACAACTACAGATACAGTATTTCGATGATGCCCCGGCAGACTGGTAAGTCGACGTCGGCTGCTGGTTACCTGCTGTGGATGGCCATGTTCCGTCCTGATTCAACCATCCTGATTGCCGCACACAAGTACACTGGATCACAGGAGATTATGCAACGTATCCGCTACGCCTATGAACTGTGTCCTGATCATATCCGAGCCGGTGTGACCAGTTACAACAAAGGCAACTTGGATTTTGAAAACGGCAGTCGGATTGTATCAACTACCACAACAGAAAATACAGGTCGTGGTATGTCTATTACGCTGTTATATTGTGACGAGTTTGCATTCGTGCGACCCACCATAGCCCGCGAGTTCTGGACATCCATCAGCCCGACCTTGGCCACAGGTGGTAAGGCAATTATTACGTCAACACCAAACTCAGATGAAGATCAGTTTGCCTTGTTGTGGAAAGGTGCCAACCGGTGCGAAGATGCTTACGGCAATCCTACCGAACTGGGCATCAACGGATTCCGCGCCTATCGCAGCTACTGGAACGAGCACCCAGATCGTGACGAAGCCTGGGCCGCAGAACAACGGGCACAACTGGGCGAAGATCGTTTCCGCAGAGAAATGGGTTGTGAATTCATAATAAATGATGAGACTCTTATAGCTCCAGCCAAGTTATTAGATCTACAAGGACATGAACCACTTTATAAAACAGGACAGGTTCGCTGGTATCAACGTCCCAGGAAAGATAGAACCTATGTGATAGCTCTAGACCCTAGTTTGGGCACCGGCGGCGATCCAGCAGCCATACAGGTATACGAAGCAGAAACCACTGAACAAGTGGCCGAAT